AGAAAGAAAAACTATTTGTAGAATATTTTACAAGTGGAGATACACTGGCTAATGCAACCAAGTCAGCACAGAAAGCAGGATATAATAAGAACCCATCTCAAATGGGATACTATCTAAAAAGAAAATACGAAAAAGAAATCAGAAAGATTAACGAAGAAAGAATTACATCTGTATCAGGTAAGGCAATCAATGTACTTGAAGACCTATTACATTCAGACCAAGACTCAGTTCGTCTTAACTGCGCTAAATTAATATTAGAATTGGGTAACTACTCATCACAAAATATTAATATCAACATGGAAGATAACAAACATAAGTCAGATGCTGAGTTGATTGAGGAATTACAAGGACTTGTTGCTAAGATTCCTACCCTTGCACCTAAGTTATCAGCAATTCAGGATGCTACATCAGAGGAAAACATTGATAGCTCAGATAAGGTATCTACAGAGGACGACAATAGAGTTACTCACTAGTCGGTACTATTGATATAGGGAATTAGAATAAACGTGATAACGTCCATTCTAGCCCCCTATATTCTCCCAAGAGTAGTACATACCTGACACAAGAACAACAAAAGCTACTGAATTAATAAATATGAGTGGATTATCTCTAGTCAGGATACCCGTTAACAACCAACCGAGTACCCCGACCACCTGAACATAGAGATTAGCAGGGTAAATATTATACGAGGTGAGTATAATTCCTATAGTTAATACAAATGAACTGAACCATTTAAGTTTCTCTATCAATGTCATGCCACATATCCTCTGCATCATTCATAGTATCACAAAGATATTCACATGGGGTAGCATTATCATAGCGCTGTCCCTCGTTTATTTCTCTGTCAGTCATTTCACTTAATCCTTTTATGGAATCTACTTTATCAAACCAGTAGAACCCACCGTAATGAATCTCTATATATTCACATTCATTAGGGTTCATACATTGGTCTACTAAATTAAATAATTCTCCAACATATTCTGTTTGGTAAGTAAATATACCAACCAGTTGTTTATCATCTTTAATTCTTACTAACGCAGTTGTCATTACTCATCCCCTATTTTACTTAGCGCACTTAATTCTATATCTCTAATCATGTTTAACATTTCCATATATGATTTCTTAAACTTCATAAACTTTTCTTTTTCTATTCCCATGAACTCAGGTCTATTATCATCGTCATATATAAATTGTCCTGTCCCATCACAATGCATACACTTCTCTATCCTGTCTCCGTTTGATATTGTTCCTCTGCCTTGACATACAAAACAAGATTCATAAAAGATTTCACGAAATGCTAGGTAGATAAACATTCTCATAAAGAACTTCTCTCCTCTTAGCTCACTAGCTTTGTGGTTTTTCATAAAGATATCACAACACTCTATAAAGATGTCATCATATAAAGATGTTCTTGACTCATGACTATCTACATACTTAGCCATGAGTATGTCGTATTCTCTGTTCTTAAGTTTACAAGTACCCAAGAAGTGTGCTATATCTTCTGTTGTTACTGCGTCATGGTTACGTGAACTCACTTCAAGGTTCATTGACTTAGCGCATAACATAGATAGCATTTCAGCTTTCAAATATTTTCCACACCCTGTACTCGTTAGAGGACATTTGTTTAGTTACAATCTTAGCATCTTTATTTTTCAAACGAAACCTATTTGTGTAAGAATATTCTCTCATAGCTTGTGCAGTCCTCATACTATCTACAGCAAAAGAATCCCCATGTTCCATAATATCTACAGTATCATAGTATTCTTCATACTTTTTTAGTATAGGTCTACCTGGCTCTCTAATAGGTATGTCTTTATCTATCTTGATTGTCATTGTTTTTTCTTGAATAATAATACTCCCTCATCTTTTGTAGTCTAGCTTGTCTTTGGTCTTCTGATTCATTAGACAACCTATCTTTTTTTCTATTTAAGATATCATCTCTCTTTTTATAATACCTTTCCTTTGCATATTGTTTTTTTCTTTCCCTGTTTTCAGGACGTGAATACCATGTGTCCCAATACGTTTGTTTTTTTTCTTCCATTGTTTTCTCCTTTATTTATATGCCATAGATAAATACTGCCTGTTTAAGAGTTCACCTTTAGAATCCAAACTAAGCGAATTAAGTAACCAACAGCCGTCTGTTTAAACTAGTATGTAATTCTAAAATCACCTCTGCAGTATCTACCTATGAAGAAACACTAGGTTTGTTGTGTTTCTTTTGCATCGTCATGCAATTCTAAAACGGTGTACCACTCCCATCGAATACTTCTTTTATTTCATCTATCTTTTTCTTAGTTTCATAATCATCTTCTTTTAACCAACCCGAGAACTCATATGTATCTTTGGTATTGATAGTAAAATCCTTACCCTCTTTGTTTAAGTTCTTGTACTTACTGTTACCCATAAATGATTGCGCATTTCTGCTTTCAGTCTCACTTATTATCTTTACTTTCTTGAATAACACTTCATTGATTTCACCATACTCTTTATCGTTAGTGAATAACTTAATGTATATTCTCTCTCCTGTGTCTGCATTTTTAATTGCAAGGTTTATATACTTTGCCATATTAATCTCCTAGTCTTTGGTAAAATCCTTTCTCTCTACGTTCATTAGCACTTAGAGTTTGAAACAATCTTAACCTATGTTCTTGTGCTGATATCTTACTGGTAAGTTCAGTTACTAATTTCTTAGCATCTGCTATCTTATCTATATACATAACAACACCCTCATCTGTCATAGCAATAGCTTCTTTGTGCGCCTGTGTTCCTTTAACATCAGCGCAGTTAAGTAATGCTACTGCCATAGCAACCTTTTTATTTTCAGTTAGCTTATGTAGTTCTCTCTCAGCTTCAGCTTTCTGTAGTCCAAGTTTCTCTACATAATCTACTAATTGTTCTAGCTCAATACTTGGTAACTTAAATGCACTCATTGTATTGCACCTCCCCGTTGTATATGAATGATTCTTTGCTCTTTCTTTTTGTTAAGAAATCTTTATCAAGACTACCTTTCAATAAGTATCTAGCAAACTCATCTACCTTTGGTAACATATAGTTATTAATATAGTCCTCATTGTAAGGTATATAATATAACTTTGTGTTACCCATTTGATATATACAAAAGTATGTACCGTCAGCATTATTCTTCCTACTGTTTCTTCTTACAAGATACTGTTGGAAATATACTTGTGGTAAATATCTTTTAATATATTTATCAAAATCTTCCTGCACAAAATACGGTGATTTGATTTCAACCACTGCATTTTTCTCATCAATAAACCCGTCAGGTGTACAAGATAACTGCACTAACGTATCATCTGTACTCATGTAATCTTCTGTCATCGTAAACTGTGACCCTAATAAATCAGAGCCACAGTCAACAACGAGAGATTGGGTAGCAATCATGACATGAGCTACTCCATATTTTTCACACTCATGTCCGTGTGAGGTAAATATTTCATTAACAGGTTTGTCTTCTTTCTCACCAATCAGAATAGCAAAATGATTCTGCCTTGAACAATAGTCATCATTCCCTATGACTCTTGCTATCTGACTGGCTCTTAAATTATATAGACTGCCCAAGTTTCTCTACTCCATCTTTGATATCTTTAACTTTATCAAGGTCAGCTTTTAATTTTTCTAAGTCACCTTTGATACTGTCCTTTACCTCATTGGTCTGATGTTTAGGTGGTACTTGGTTTTCATTTGATTCTTTCTTTACCTGTTTCTCAGAACTCTTTTCTTTATCTGCTGACGGTATGTCCTCTCCTGCATAGATGTAATGACCAAGTCCAAACATAGCTATACATTTAACTAAGCATCTCATCTTGGCATCACTAATCTGTCTAGCATCAGGATTAACTGTAGCTTTAAACATATGATTCATAACAGGCAACCACATCTTCCTTATGATTCCATTAACATTAACAATACAATGTACTGTAACTGTCCCGTCTGCATGTGTTTCGTTAGGAGCAAACTCATAGAAAGATTTAGGAAAGTTCTCCATTAAGATTCCCCATGCCCAAGTCCAAGATAGATATGTAGCTACAAAGTTACCACTACCTTTTTTTTCTACATGTTTACTGCAATCAATAGGACTAAGTGTGTCCCATATTTGTTTTGATGTCATCTCTGTGTTCATTTTTTTCTCCATTTGTTTTGGTTATTATATTCTACTCGGTTATGTTTTGCAAGTACCAATCAAGTAAATCTTCTTGTGTACCAAATCGTTCCTCAAATAGTTTAGTATTGTGATGCACTCCTTGATTACCTTGATGATGTTCAGGACATAACGGAATAAATCTTTTACTTTTTAATCCCATACCTGCACCTGTCAAGTGATGTATGGTTGGCTCGGTGCGTAGTCCATAATGTTTTTTACAGACAACACAACCGAACTCAACTGCCCTATTGTATTCTTCCTTAGTCTTCTTACTGGGTGGTTTAGCCACTATAAGATTACTTCCCAAAACAATACGATAGCTGACACTATTATGAATACCTGTACTGAATCAGGTAAATCACAAAAGAAGTTAACTAGCTTATCAATCATACTGCGTCCTCCCTTTTCTCATGTAATATATATTCAACAAACTTACACCCGTCACCGTCTTTCTTAACACTCTCAATATTATATCCTTTCTCTTTAAGATTAAATATAATAGCTGATAGTCTTGTTGCTTTGTACTGTGTGATTGCATCCCATGTAGTTATACTTCCATAGTGTTGCAAGTGCGCCAATACCATTTGACTTTTATTCTTAGCATCAGTTAATAGTTTCATCAGATAGGTCTCCATTTATTTTATTCTTTTTAAATGATTCATACATGCTTTCCATAGCACCATCTACAGTTTCCTGTAACTGCTCAATCATCCTGTCGCAGAATCTAATAATACTATCAATCTCTACACTGTGTTGTATCTTATTCATATCTTCACACAAATCTTTTATCTCTTTGTATGCGTCAATCTCTCCGTTCATTTTGTCTATCATTTATTTCTCCCATGTTTTTTTATATTATCTATATGATACTGATAATCATTATCATTATCACCCTTATGATTCGCAACGTAGAACTCAGAGAATCTTACGTTGTGGTCATCCGTCTCTAACTTTAATGTTTTACTTTTTATATTCTGCTCTATGTTCTTCGATATGTCAAGGCACATCTGCATAACTTCTCTCAAATCAGGACACCATTCCTTGCTCTGAAAGATTGCGCTATCAGGTAAGAATAATTTATCTATCACTTGTCTGATATGTGGTACACCATTGAGTGTACGTTGCCACACCTTACCTGTAACAGATAACTTATTCCCCTGCATACCTGTACCATATCCACTCTTGAACTTATGCCCAAACAAAGTAGTCATCATAGTAAACAGATTCTTTATATCATTATCATCAAGCATTACACCTCCTTATATTTTAAATACTTCTTATGCATCCCTCTACCGTCATCATGTCCGTCAGGGTATGCCTTGACTAGCAACTTAGAAATACTGCCCGTCTCGTACATCTCACGCACTGCTATCATGGTATCTACATCAGGTCTATGCCAATCACGTGGCAAGTATAGACACTTATGTTTATTCCTCACTTTAATTCCTCTGTTGTTAGTGCCATATAATGAATGTCACGAAATTCCTTTAGCTGTTCTAATACTTCTTCTTTGGTAAACTCTCTAGCTTTTACTTCATGCTCATTATTTTCTACACATTTAGCATCATCACCAAATGCAATTTCAAAAACTTCTTTTATAAAATCTTCGTTACTCATCTTTATCCTCCATTATTGCTCTGCATAAGTTTTTTATATCACTACCTCGTATATCTATATCAATATCATAGTCATCTATAGCACTTATGAATTGACTTACTGACCATTCATCTAACACCATAGCTCCTATCTTATTTAACTCATCATTTTCTACACTCATTATCTTACCTCCTCTATATCTATAATAGTATTATTATGTTTTGTATTGTTATGTCTTGTATTGTTATGTAATGTAGTACGTACATTGTTCGTAGTCTTCTTAGTATAATTGTCTTGTGTTTCCTCAATCTCAGGCATAAGTATTGATACAGTTTTGTCTGACTTTGACACAAGTATCAGTCCACTTTCACTCAAGTTTGATAGAAGTTTGTCCAATGTTCGCATACTTTTTATGCCCAACACAGTCTTTAAATATCCAAACTCAAACTCAACTTCAGGTCTACCACCCTCATAGTTATCAGCTATCATTTGTTTTAAAGTTACATAGAATCCCATGCCCTCTAAAAAGTTAGAGCCACATGCCAACCTAATCTTACTGTCTCGGTATTGATTACTATATTGTTGATACCACTTCATTTATACCTCCTAACCGTAGTTACTGTTATAACATGTTGCTCTCATACCTTTTGCCATGTCCTTATTTTTATTTCTAATTGCTTTAATGATTGATGCTTTACCTAACTTGCATCTATTATTTTTTTTCTTTTTAATAGACATCTTAGATGTCTTATGACGATTTCTTTTTATCATTTTGTT